TTAGGAGACCATATAATGCAAGGTTATCACAATAACATGTCACATGTTGTTGAGATTCTCTGCACATGGTCACTCTCCGCTAATCCTTTAGTGAAGAATTCTAAGTTTCTATCTCAACCTAATCTAAACTCTAACGATGTTAGAGTCTTGGATCAGATAACAGCTTTAGTAGTGCAGACTCTTCTTCCAGTATTAGGACTAGATCTAGAACGCCCTTGGGCGAGTCTTGATCAAATCCGAAAACTCGAATATGAGCGAGCATATAAAGAGCTGAGCCTATCAATCAAGGTAGAACCCGAAATGGATAATACCAAGGTTGAAAGACTTGAGAAAGAATGTCATCATTTGGTTGAGCAGGTTTGTGAGCTTGAACAGATTGTTCATGAACTCAAACATGGTAATTTAGTCACTAAATTATCACTGCTTTTTCCAAAATCATAAACCAAATAGTGAGCTTACCTTGTTGGAGCACTTGTCGTGCCCTTCTGGTTGCATGGCTATCCTTTACAGGAGACCATGTGTATCTTCACACTCATTGTATTTTTATACAAGGGGGGTAAATGGATACAACCATTAAGGGTTTGCTGAAGTACTCCGACGCTTATGGGATTCCACATCATATATCTCAACCCTTCCTCAGTGATATACTGGGTTGGGTTAGAGATAATGGTGAGGAATGGACTGTTTCAAGACTCAAAGCTATTAAACTTGATTTTATCAGGCTTAAGGCTGGTCTTGATCCATGTTCCTCTTTCATTAAGAGAGTTGGTAACCACTTTGGTGGTTCCATCGGTGGATTGCAAACTTGGAGTACTTACGGAAAGAAAAGATGGTCTCAGACCATCCAACTTCTGCAAGCTTACACCTCGTTTCTTTCCCCTTCTGTTACTCCTTTGCAGGAACGTAAGTTCCTCGATGGTGTAACAGCATCTCCTATTGAAATACCCTCATCTTGGCATGAGTCTGTCAGCAGAGCTGTTGTTGAGTGTGGGATCATTCGTCGAAAGTTAACACTTCCTAAGCCTCTGATGTTTTATAACGTCAGTTCGACTAGAAGGGTTCCTTTCCCGGATGGATCTTCAGGTCCTGAGGATCAATACTTGCTTAGGCAAGTTTCTTTCCTCTTTGATACCCATTTTGGGTATCAACTCCTGAAGGACTATAATCCCATCTTCTCCAACGTCATTAAGGGTATTCGATCTCTCGAGTCCCCTTCTGAGTGGGCTGCTAAATCTAATCTACGTAAACATATTCCTTACGGAACTGTTGGTAGAATAGGTCTTATCCAGGAGCCTGGCTATAAGCTTAGAGCTGTTGCAAACCCCTCAAGGGTTTTCCAATGTGCTCTACAGCCTTTAGGTGACTGTTTGTATGATATCCTTAGGGATCTCCCTTGGGATTGTACTTACAATCAACTAAAGCCAAAAGAGGCCCTTCTTGGGCATCTTTCTTCTGGAAAAACAGTTTACTCTGTTGACTTGACAGGTGCAACTGATT